CGAATATTTTTATTTCCTTTTTAAAGTTGAAGTCAGAAGGACAATACAACTTAAATAAAAATATAAAATAGAATATGCTTTGATGTTTGGAAATCAAGGTTTGATTAAAATATTTACTCAAATACCAGTTTGAGTTACTGCACAGTTTTGTGGGACTCTGCCTAATGGGGCCCGCTCAACGTCTAACTGAGAACGTAGATTAGTTAATTCATACATTTTGATAAATTTATTTTTATTATATTTCTTATATTTTTGATAAGCAAAATAGAGTATAATTAGAACTAAAATTATTACAATAAAAGTAAGGTCTAATGAAAAATGACCATTTTTGAAATATGATTTAGGTTGTTGTTTTATTGGAACACCTTTTTCGTTATGAATTATTTCTGTTTTTGCGAACCAATGTGCTAAGAAATCGAACATATTTAATTTAATTATTATTATATGAATTATATATTTTCGCTTTAATATTTTAATTTTGGGTAATTTAATCGCCTAAACGTAATTGGCGAGTACGATTGAGCAATGCTTCTAAACGAATAGATTGAAGAGACTGCAACATAGTCATAGTTAATGAAGGAATCGGAGTAGTAGCTTGCGTATATGAAATGAACTCTAAACGTAAATCAGTAAAATCAAGAACAACAGGAGTAACTTGTGAGTTTGAGGTTATGTGACCATTGAAATAAATTTTGATGAAAGCAACGGGTAAGCCTGTTTGACGTGAAAAGAGTTGACAAAGAACAGCTTCATTATTACTAATAACGAAGCGGCGTGAAAGAAACTGCTCTGCAAGAAAAGTTGTAGTAAGTGTAAATGGAGTAGCAACAAGCCCTGAACCATAAGAAAAAGTGACGAGTGATTCACCTGCAGGAGGAGTAATATTAGGTGTACTACCATAAGTAGCAGTACAAGCAGCAGAACTATTAGGATTAAGATAATAGTTAGTGGAGACAACTGCACCGGCAACAACGGCAGCAGTTGTAAAATTTACTGGAGATGTAGCAACCAAGACTCCAGATTGAAGAATACGAGTGAAATTAGCACCAGTATTAGTGATTGTTAGTTGATAAGGTCTTAAAACATTGTCGCCATTACTAGGAATAAGACTTGTTGCAG